CAGTACGCCCAGCAGCAATCTGTTTCCACCGAAGATCGGTTTCCGCGTTAGCACGGGTACGCTCTTCAATGGCGGAGTATTGAGACATGATTTCATCGACCGAGTTTCCAGAGACACCTTGCGACCCAAACGCCGCCTTCTGTGTCCCCGCCTCCTGTGCGTTCGCCACAATACCGGCAATGCCTTGTTCGGATGCGGATGTTGATTCTTCCATAAGAACCTGCTCGCGGTCCTTGAGGCCGAGGCTATATGCGTCGGTGGCTTCCTTTGCTACGCCCGCTTCTTTTTGGTCTTGAAAGTTATTGGCAGCCGCAGCCGCTTTCTTTTCACCGACGTACTGAACAGCGGTGCTTGCAACGCCCAACGCACTGCTAGGTGTACACATGAGTAAACTCCATGAAATAAAATCCTCTAGCGTTCCTTAAAGGAGGGCCAAAGGTACACCCAAGGTGTTTGAGATAACGGATATGAAGAGCATTATCGGCATGGACACGGTTCATTAGAACCTTACTGTCCTTGTGCCATTCCTTAAAAATCATTCGTGATAGTTTAAGAAGGTCCTTAGCTCGCTTAGCGATGCTGTCGGTCCCCACCATCCAGATAATAGAGGTATCGGGAGATACCCTATCGCGGCCAAAGAGGGCCGCAGGGATTCTATCAATACATGCAACCCAACAATCGCCATTTAAGGCTTCTAAAAGCACGGCCTGAGGACTTCTCCCACAGGCCGCATCAAGTTCTAATGCGTCCGCTTTGCGAAGGTTCCCAGCAACATGCTCCGCATCTTGCTTTGTTGCCTTGCGAAGTGTAATCATCATTAGACCCTTTGTGTAGTTTGGAAGGTAGCACCTTCCCAAGTGAAGCCCACGATTGAACAACAATATGGGCTTGAATCTGTAAACTCAATCCTGACTTGATCCGCTCGTCCGTTGGCGTAGATACTAACGTCGCCCCCGACAATCTTAGGGCCGCGTTCCTGATACGACCCCAAAGCAGTATCGGGGTCGATAGCCCGTGCTTCTTCATTTGTAATAGGTTCGATAGTCTGCGTTGTAGACGGGACCATGTATCCGGTTACAATAGCAGATAGCGAGGAGGTATTAGTGTACGTCAAGTCCACTTTAGATACCGTTGTGTATCCTGTAGTGATTGCCACTGGAGGACCGCTCCGGCTTTCCTGCCGTAGGAAGAGTGGCGAAGGGACCAGTGAGTATCTAAAGGGGTGCCCGATTACAAACTTGAACTGAGTCTCATAGTCGCCCGCTGGCGTAGTATAGTCAATCCCTGTGGCCGCAACTGACGAACGAACTATAATATACCCATTAGAAGGCGTAGCCGCACCCGTGGTGTAGTACACTTTCCAGACATTAGCACCAGCATTCTCAAAGAAAGGCAACACACTGCGATACGGCCCCAGCCCCCCATCATCTGTGGTCGAGTACAGCGTAAAGAGCCGTGCGTCCCACGGCGACATCTTACAGTCGAGCCGTAAGGTGTCAAAGTCATAGGCTGTAGGGGCAATGCGGGAATCTGCTAGGTCAAGGTATTCTACTCGCTGAGTGCCGCTGGTTCCACTGGTTCCACCGGCATCCCTAATAAAGAAAAGGAAGTAATCGGTTTCCCCAAGAACGCCGTCAACCGAGGAACTCATCTCCCACCGCGTCCAAGCAGATTGTAGCTTCTGCGTCGGGCCGTCAAAGAGCCACCTATAGTAGACCACAAGATTAGTACCATTCCACAAGACCGTGCTATTGCTTGTAGGTGCCGTAGCTGATCCCAAGATGTTTGTAAGCAACTTAGGAACGTGGGAGGTAACATCAATGGATTCTGGATTTGCCGTATTAGAATCCCTATAGTATTCCCTAACGGTATTCCTGTTGGTCCCCAGAGCATACACAACAGACTGCACGCTGAATGGGGGGATAGCGATGTTAAGAGGGTCCGCTGAGCGGAAGCTGGCCCCCACCGTCTTAGGTGAGAGGATGTCCCCGCTTGTCAACACAAACTGTGCCGAGTCCCCTAAGAGCAAGATAGTGTTGTCAAAGGGGACAGCAGCGTGGAGGTAGCTAAGGTCGGGATGGTTCAGCGTAAGGTCGATGCGGTCATTATCATTGATACGCATGGCCGAGACACGCCAGAAGTTGTAGAAGTTTCCTACTTCTGAGCAGACTACGGTGTTCTGCGTAGTGAAGCATAGACGGTTCTTTTCCAAGAACACAGATGTAATACTTCTACCGACAAGGCTAGGGGTTGGGCATGTATCCTCGTCCCCCGCTGTGCGTTCATCCCATTGCGACGTATCGGCCTTCCAAACGCCACTAGCACTCCTTGTGATCCTTACAGGCATCGTTGTGGGATCGAAAGCAACCGTGGCGTTAGCCGCTGGGCACTCCTCCCACACACCTTTACCAGAAGGCCCCCCGCCCTCTTGCCTGAACACAACGTAGTATGTAGATGCCTGAGCATCCACAGAACTAGCGATGCGTACAATCTTTCCATTGTAGCAGCGTGAGGGAAGATCAGCGAACCGCTGCACGGTATCATTAATCACCGACAGGTAGTTGCCACTAGCCGCATCTGTAGCTTTGATGCTAGGCTGAGGACCTTCCCGTTTGCGGGCGATAAAGAGTACGTTCTCGTCCGTAAAGATATCGTAAGCGGGTGCCAAGGCCCCTAAGGCTTGCACAAGGGATTCCTTGAGACGCTGGGCAATGTTAACAACGTTAACCTGTGTTGCATCTGCCACGGGAGTCTGATACTCTCCTAGCGTCCCATCAACGGTAACTGAATACTTAGTCTGGTAGGCGGCTGTCCGAATCCAGATGAGAGTGTAGGGTGTGCTTGTGGATGGGCCTGTGCCGGGAGCCACACTTGAACCAGAGATACCGCCGTCGGCATATGTCCGTGGGAGCAGAGCAACCGTCTTTGTCCGATTGATAACAACCATCTCGTTGCCAAGAAAGAGGCCGCGAACTTTTCCTTCAATCCTTGGGCCCGTAAGCCCGCTCATGTACGCCACAGCGTTTGGCGTGGTCTCAATAGTCTCTTCAACCAGACCGGGACCAAAGCCGGAAAGATTACCCAACTCAAGGCGGTAGACTTTAAACTGCGGAGTTGGAACGGAGGTAAACCCAATGATCCACCTATCGCTCCCGTTAAGGCCCCGGAAGAGCCATCGGGCTTTGAGGTTGGTATCCACCATCCCTAGCCACCGGGTCCCCGGACGCTTAATGCAGCCGTGTACGGGGTGTGGGATAGCATTGAGGCTGTCTTCAACCTGCGAAGGCAGGCGTACACGGGGGTCCTGCTGAGAGATGCCCCCAAGTTGTGAGGGGACGCTATTAGATATTCTCATAATCACGGTCCTCCTCTAGCAGCCAACTACCATCTTCGGCAGTAACGTTGCCGTTGAAGTTGCGGATATGCTCAGCCATCATTTCTCCTCTTGCTCTTCCTTCGTCCTCTCGCGTGTACGCAAGGGGCGGATTGGATACAAGGGTACCAGCCGCGAAGATGCGGGCCGTGCGGATCATAATGTACTGCTGCACGGACTCTGGCAGATCATCGAAGGGAACATCAAGGGACATTCGGAGAGCCACGGGATTTTCAGAGAACAGGTAGGTCTTGCTCTCAACGTCGTAGAGTTTGCCCGCACGGGCCACGGGGGGCTTCTTATCCCACGCTAGGGGCTTTATACGGATTGCCATACACCCCACGGGAAGGTTCACGGTATTGTCCGTGCCCCTTGCGAGGGTGTAGTCAGTCTCAGTGTTGAACCACAGCCCGTTACGGATAACAGAGCGGCGGCTCTCATTCAACAGCCGGAGAGCTTTAGCCGCCTCAGGGAACAGCGGGCTTGTGATGGATGAAGGCGGGTCCCGGCCAATCGTGGCAAGGATCGAGGACAAAGCTTCTAGTGTAGTCATTAGGACTCCTTAAGGGAATAAAAGCCCCTATTAGCTTTCACCAATAGGGGCTTATTTTTAGTTGTGCAAGATACGTCCAAGGATCGTAAAGTCAGCAGCGGTACCAGAACCGCCCGATGCCGCAGTAACAGCGGCTCGAAGGGCATAGATACGACGCTGGGCAGACGCAGCAAGGCTCGAACCGTCGTTGAGGTTGGCCTGAATATTCGACGTAGTATTGATGGGAATGTTCAGGGTGATTGCGTTACCAGCAGCCGCCGCACTGAAGGCTGCACCGCTCGAACAGTTGGCAATCTGGGCCGTGGTATCAATAACATACGTCTGCGTACCACCAGTTGCGTTCTGGAGGGACACAAAGGTTGTCGGAGCGTTCGGATACGAAACAGTGGGTGTAATCGTAATCGACGTATTGGTATTGGCCGCTGTCTTCACGATAACAAGCTGAAGAATCTGTTGTGCTACGTCGATGTCCTGCCCGACGAGGCCGTTGTTGGCATTGGGGGCCGTTGCGGGAAACGTAGGTGGGCTGACAGAAAGATCGGGCACCGGAAGGGCACTGGCAACAAAGCCGTTCGTGGTAGGCGTAGCACCAATGCCAAGAGTACGCAGGGGATGGAGTTCCATGTATTTATTCTTTCGTTAGGAGGCGGAAGGGAATCAAGAAGTACGTGATAGACTTAGAAGTTGGTGATCGCACCGGCAGTGCCACCAGAAATAATCTCAAGAGCCGCCTCGGGGCGAAGGACACCGTGGCCCATCGCATACTGAGCCGACAGATACGTGGACTTACGGGGAGCCGAGTACTCCTCCTCAGCATGAATATCCATGAGCTTCACGGTAGCCACTGCATCCTTATGCATGAACAGGCCACGGGTAGCCGTGAAGTCGCCCGTGTAGACGCTCGGAACATCCGACTCCGACGCGGTGGGAACGCGAACGTTCTCGGTACCGCTTGCACCTGTGCGGCCTTCAATAACGTCAGCCGCAGTGATCGCAAGGGTCGGGAGGTTCGTGGTCTTACGAATCTCAATACCAGCAAAGCTCGGGATGTACGCCTTGTTAAGATCGCCAGCACCGCCAACGTCCCTATTGATCTGGGACAGCTCACCCGCCGAGGCCCCGTTGAACCACTGGTAGTAAGCGTTGACAGGCAGGTAGCAGACGCGGCTATCCTGAGGAACAAACTTGTTATCGAACGCTTCGCAGGCCGCAAGGAAGGCCGAGCGGAGGTTGGCCGCAGTCGGTGCAGTGCCCGTAGCGACACCCAGCGAAATCTGCCCACCACCCACGTACTTCTTACCCGTAGCCGGGTTAAGGCCCGAGAGGGCGGAAGGCTGGCGTGCGGCGTTGACGGCGGTGCGGAACACGCGGTTCTCGAAGGCACGCCGCAGGGCGTTGCCCATCTCTTCGGAATACATCCCGCGAAGGTCGGCACGCTGCAACGCCTCTTCAATCTTTGCAATGTAGACATGGCTCACAAGCAGGTTGTCAACGCTGATCGTGCGTTCACTCTGCTGCAACGCCTGCCCAGCACCGTCTTGGAACGTGCCGATTGCATGGTACTGAGCAGTGAGCTGCCCAAGGACCGGGAAGGTCTGACTCTTACCGTTCTTAATACTGAGGACGCGGTGGCTGTTCATCAGAACGTTGTTCTGTTCGAACTGGGCCATAGTCTCGCCCTCGAACATGCGAAGGAACAGAGCCTTCTCATTGGACGTAAGGTTCTTCTGGCCGGGACGAGTCGGGAAAACTGTTGACATTTATAAAATCCTTAAAGGGGGTTAGTAGCTGAGATGGGTGATAAAGGTGGCGGTTCCAGTGCCAGAGGCATCATATCTGACGCGAAGAAATGGAAAGCTATACGCACCTGTACCGGGGTGGCCGTTGAAAATGTGGCTAATATTAACGGGCTGTAGCGACTGGGAACCAGTAGTGTTTGCGGCGGATGTAATCACAGGGGAGACCGCGACGTTCAGCCATTGTAGTCCGTCCATACTCCCCTCCAAGAGGGCGAGAACACTGAAGGTACCCGGAATAGCCCCGACTGGAGCAACGAATGCTACTGGTACGTTATCCGTGTTTCCCGTATTTCGATAAACCTGTCCAAAGGCTGTTCCTGGGGCGGCAACAACAACAGTTTCACTGGTTCTAGTGGGAATCATTTGAGTATTTCATTTACTTTCTGGTTGTGCTTGTTGATCTTATCAAGATCGTAAGCAAGTGTAGGAGGCCATTCTTGTTTGTCAAGCCACTGTAGGGTTTCGTCGGAAAAGTAGATGGGTTTAACCCAATCACAGTTTGCCGCTCTTTGGGTCCCGCAGGCTGTTAAGAATAACACTCCGGTCAGGAGTAGGGGCAGCGTCAATCTTTTTAGCCACCCTACGGTCTTCGGCAGCAGCATTAGCTTGCTCCTGTTTAGTACGGAGTTCACCTAGCTCGATCAGCCGGGTCTCGGTTAGGTTTTTCAGAAACGACGAAACCGCCGTAAAGAAGGCGGTCAGCCATGTCATTACAGCGGTTATCATGTCTTAGGCTTTGGGTTTGGGGTTAAGAACGTTACGCAACCACTCGATACCGCTGATGATCTTACCGATCACAGCATCATCCTTATCGCCGGGGATGACCGCAGCGAGAGCCTTCAGAACAACGGGGAGTCCCCCAAGGATCGCAAGGACCGCAAGAGTGATAGCAGCCCACGTAGGGGCCGAGCTAACAACTTCGGTAGGGACTTCAACGGGGACATCAGTGGCAACTTGGGCGAGAGAAAAAGCAATGTTCATAGTTTAGAATCCTAAATCATCGGGGTTAGTAGCGGCAAGACGGGCAAGAATCTTCTGTTGGAAAGCTTCGTTTTTCCATTCGGGGCTATTGCGAGCCGCGATGAACTCGGAACGGGTGATAGGCTTAACGCCCCCGCCCGTAGTAGCACCGCCTACGATCCTTGTAGGGACCTTAGGGACGACAGGGGCAGCCGTACCGGACGCGGTACGATACAGTGTCATAAGATTCTTAACGGCGGCATCACGGGCAGCGGGATCGGCACCCATGATATCCTTGTTGTACTTTTCACGGGCCTTATCGGAGAGTTCATCCTTGGCCCACGCAGCGGCCTTGTCGTACTCTTCTTTAGTCCCTGCTGCTTTCATAACAGCGGCATCAATAGTAGCCGCACGGTTCTTGTAGGAGGCCACAACGTCGTTAAGGGTGTCCTTGTCGATGCCGATGGCCTCAAGGGATGCTAGGGTAGATGCGTCCAGTTCCTTACCTTCGGCAATGGTGCTTCGCACTTTGGAGAAGTCAACCTTGCCTTCGGTCTTCGGCTCCTCTGCGGGAACCTCAGGGGTCGCTACGGTATCGTCGGTAACCTCTTCGTTCTTTGGGGAAGCGGCGGGGGACTTAGAGACACTATCGGGAAACTTAGCAGCAAGGGCTGCACTAACTTCCTCTAGGCTCATTTCTTTGGGGTCTTTTTCTTCTGGAGTCATTGTGGTTCCTGATTAGCCATCGAAGCTTGCTGCAATCGCCCAATGGCGGTTACGCCGGGACCGGCAGCCTTCTCAAGAAGGGACTGCTGCTGGGCCTGCTGCTGTTCGGCTTGGCGTTCTTCTGGGGTCTTAAGGTAGATATCAAAGTTGATACCACCGAGGGCCGCACGGCCTCTCATGTAGTCTTCAACCTTCATAGATGCAATGGCGTTAGTACCAAACTGGTTAATCATCATACTAACAAAGGCATCCATCTTAGATGCTTCTTCGTTACGCCCGAGAGCGTCGATGCCAGTTACGATAGAGAGGTTGACGAGCTTCGTAGGGAGCGGGGGAAGCTCCTTCTTAGCGATCATCCTTTGGATCGTTAAGGATACCTTAGGACGCTGAAGCTCTAACGCAAGGGTCGAGTAAACGCCGCTAAAGGCGTTCTCAAGCTCTGACGCAAGAAGCTTCCACTCCGTCGCGGTCTGCCTCTCGGCATCCCTTTGGATAGACGAAGCAACTAGGAAGGCGGTCTCAAGGCGGTTGACAAGCTTATCAAGCATCTGAGCCGCCACGTTCAGGTCCGCTGTTTTGTTAAGGATCAGCGGCACTACGTCGTCGGCAAGGCCGGGGACATAAGCACCATCAGCAGCACCTTGCAGGTCCTCAATGGCTGTCTGTCCGTTCGGAGAGACCAGCATAAGGAGCTTTGAGGCTTTCTTAGCGTACCGGATAAGGGACATGCTAAGAGCTTCGATTGCTCGGATATCCCCAAGATGCTCTTCGCAGAGCGACCTACCGTAGTGTTCCCCGTCGATACGGTTCCACCGCAAGGCAAGGTACGGGAAGGTCTCGTCAGTGTACGTTACAGGTTCCCCTGTAATATCACAGCCGCAGATTTCTTGTTTCTCTTCCCACTTGTTTGGGCCAGTCTTTACGGCCCTTGTGTAGAGTTCAAGTGGCTCTGCATCAACGTCCTTACCCTCATGCTCGCTCTCGTAGTCAGACTTGATCTTCTGTTTGACATCATCCCCCATATCAGGAGGAAGCGTCTGCCAAGTCAAGGACTCTTTGATGACGACTTCAACAAGGTTCCCTTCACCGTCCCTAACAACGCAGTATTGCGACAGAGGGAAGAACTTAAGGGACTTGGGACCTTCATAGAGAAGCCCGTTGCCCGCAACAATCAGATGCTTGACGCATTCATGGATTGTTACACGCTCTGCACGGCTTTCCTGCTGCTGCATGATTAGCGTAGCAGCGTTAGAGAGGGCAGTCTCAAACTCTTTCTGAGTATCCTTGTCGATATCCTTAAGATACGACGGGGTGAGTGCAAGTTTAAAGTAGGGCGTGCCGGGGGACGTAAGGACAAGGACGATACGGGCTGTCAGGTGTGTTACTGCTTTAGCACACACCGACTGCCACGGCACAGGAAGGCGGCTTGTCTGGTTGATCCCCGTAGGGGGAAACATATACGGAAGGGTGTACCTTGCGGCTGTCCTAGCACGATCTAGGATCATCTCACGGTCAGCGGAAAGGGTATCGTAGCGGGACACAATCGAGACATATTCTGCGGTCGGGTCCCCGGATTCGTTATCCATGCTCAAAGTGTCAGCCCTCCAATACGTTGCGGCATTAAGTCTTGAAGATTAAGGCCACTGTTGGTCCCTTTAGGGATGATGGGGGCGGTGCCCTTTGGGGCATCTTTACGCTTCCCTCCAGTGAGCGGAGCGATCTGATCGTTCAACTCAAGAGGCGTTGGGGGAGGTGGAGGGGCGGGAGGAGTGGGTGGAAGTCTAGCACTCGGCATACACATTTATTGTTCCTTTTGGACACTCTGGCTCCGATCTTGGGCCGCTTTAGCCGCTGTAAGGTGGTCGAGCAAGGATTGCTTGCCCGCCTCAAACATAATAGATTCAAGCGTGTCGGTCGGAGAGACTGGTTTTCGAGGGTACCTTGCACGCAAGGCTTCGAGAAACTGAGTGGTTAGATGAGGGTACTCTGGGAGCATATACTATACAGACTACCTTTCTTGTTAGGGTTGCACGTTATTGATGGATTGCAACAGGAACCTCTGTGGGATGCTTAGGAGCCGGAAGGGTTCCGGGTTCATACATCAGGCCGGTTGCAAAGTCTGCCACAGGAACCCCAAGGGCATTAAGGATCGTAGCCTCAAGGGTAGCTCCCCGAGACTTCTTCCAGCCCGGAAGGGCGAAGCCAACCTGAACGCCCATGAGCAGCGGAATATCACGCCGCATATAATCGGACCACGTTGGATTGGTGAGGGGCTGGGTGGTGTCAAGCTCCTCAGGACACACAACGGTCCAACCGAGTTCTTGCAGTTCTTTACGGGCTTTCCTAAAGGCCGCTCTGTTGTCGTCAGGGTACCCCGTCATTGGGCCAAGGATATATGCTTTACCGGGTTTCATGTTTGGTCTATTCATGGGAGGGTCCTTGGGGCGGAAACACGGGCGGCACTGTATTCATTATACACAGGAGGGGGAAGATTGGCTCCTCTCTTTAACTGTGTGCTGTCCTTGGGGACAAGGAGAAAATCAGGACCGGGACGTTGGACCAGTTTTGTAAGAACACCTCCAACCTTAACCGTTGGCTCAGGCTCTTGCGGCCCCTCACCAAAGTTAGGCATATCATCCAGCTCCTTTGGGAGCTTTCCACGGCGGATCATCTCTTGCGTGTGGATAA